CGCCATTGGTTTCGTTCAGCAGGTAGAAGAACTTCCGGCCTTCCTGCTCGCACAGTTCCACGGTATCAAGCGACGCCTCGATGTCTCCCTTCCCATGCTTGCAGGGAATGATCACCAGGTCAGCAAGGCGGATCGCCGCGCGGTTGATTTCGGCCGTCTGCGGAGGGGTGTCGATAATCAGCCACTTGAACCCGGCCGCCTCCAACTGCGCGTGCTTCGCCTTGATCTGAGCGTGATTTTCGACTTGGGCGAATGCTGGCGTGTCGGCTTTCCGGTCGTTCCACCAGCTTGAAAATGTGCCCTGCGGGTCGAGATCCATTGCGACGACCGGCCCCTGCCCCATTGCCTCAAGGGCCACCGAAAGATGAGCTGCGTGCAGCGTTTTGCCGACGCCGCCCTTCAGGCTGGAGATCACGATTGTTCTCAAGTTTTACTCCAAGATGGTGTCTTGAATGGTTGATTGCAAAGAATAAACCATTCTTGAAGGAATGCCAGAGTTAAATCATTCTTTCAATCTTGAAACCAACCAAGAAACCAAGATTTCAATCAAGAAAGAAAACAATCTTCACTCCAACGCCTGCCGCACCGCCTCAGGTACGCCGGCATGCAGCGGCAGCCCATCATCCGCGTCATAGTCCACCATCTCCGCTATCTCAGCGAGCGCGCGCAGGGCTTTCGTCGCCTGGTCGCACCAATAGTCCCGCGCCCGTGTCACGTCCTCCAACTCTCGCACATACTCGACGCGAGCCTCGACCGACTGGTCGAATATCGCGTCGCACCGATCCCTCAAAGGGCATTCATGCTGCGAGTCTCCTTTCATTTCCGTCTGCTCCCTTCATCTTGAAGCGCCTGTTCTCTTGGCCGGCCTTGATCTTCATCGCCTTGCCAGCATCAACGTCGCGTGTGTAGCGCTTGCACGCTGCTACGTACTGGCGCCTGCCGACCGTCTCGATGATCTGCTCGTAGACATGAACACCGCCATTGACCGCGCCGAGCTCGTCGCCAGTGAACACGAATCGACCCATATCGTGTGCGCGCTCGCGAACGCTGATGAGCGCGTTGCGGGCTTCGTTCACGGCGTTGAGGCCGATGTGCGCGTTCTGTGCCATTGCGCAGACGTTGACGGCGATGTTCATGCCCACGATCAGCGTATCCCAATGATGCGCGTCGCCAAATCCACGGGAGAGGGCGAAGACGGCTGAGTGCAGCTCGGTCAGAACGGCAACGCGATCGTGCTCCGGCATCGGATCGTCAGCGTTGAATAAATTGCTGACGATGTTGTTTTTGACAAGCCGAGGCTTTCTGTTCGTTCGCTTCCTCATTACATTCCCCATGCCGCGCGAGTTGTGCGCAGAATTGATTCGATTGTTGTGGCCACTTCAAAAAATCTCAGCGATCAGGTACGCAATTCCTGCCGCGACTGGAACCGCAAGGCAGGCCCACTCGAACGCGGTCAGTTTTCTTTTGTCAGTCACCGCGCTTCTCCTCTCCGCTCTGCGCGCCTTGCTCGATTAGTGCTCGGATCAAATCGGCCGAACTCACCTTTCCGAATCGCTCAAGTATGGCAAGTGCCCGCTCCAGCGCTTGGCGCTCTGCGGCTTGCCAGCTTCTCCAAGCCACGCGGGCAGATGGATATGAATAGATGCCGGTTAGGCGGCTCTTGTCAGCGCTGATCCCTTCTGATTCGCACCACGCTTCGAATCGTTCGCGGCTATTCATTCCCTTCCTCCCCGGATTGCCTTGCTCGGTCGATGGCGGCTAGAACTCGCCTGAATGCCTGAATACCTGCAACGTTCAATTCAGCCTCGGCGCGTGCCAATTCGATGCGAATGTCGCGCCGAATATGTGGCAGCAGATTTGCATCATCCGGCGTGGGGTGGGCGAATAGCGGCGTCCAAAAGCTCCTGCGCGTGTCACACATCCGCGCGTCGCTGTCCATGATCGGGCCTTCGAATCCGCCGTCGCTGCGATAGCGGACCCACGCCACCGGCTCCTTCCTCTCCGCCAATACGCGGGATTCGAGGGCGCGGGCAGTCTGTACGAATGCGTCCCATGAACCTTGATAGCGCGCCACGTTCCAGAGTTTTCCAAGGTCGTCGTCAGTCATTTGCTCGCTCCCTTGGCTCGTTGCCTGTCGATATAAGCGTCGTATTCATCCGGTCGCCGCTGAAGCTGGCGAGCATAGCGCCACCGCTCCGCATCAATCCTGTCTTGCTCTGCGGACTGGGCGAGAGGGGCGTTTCTAAGGCAGGAAAAGCACCCGCGGCCGCCGCAATGAGCGCAGGGGTCGTTCTTAATTACCATCGCATCGGGGTACCCATTTCCACCCGGAACGGCTCCGACCGCCTCTTGCTTGTCGCTCGGAGTGGCGAGAGGGGCGGCGTAGAGCGGGCGCACTTCGAACCCTCGATTTCTATGCCAATCGAGTTGTGCCGCATCGACGTGTGTCCACTTTCCGAAACTGTCGAAGTACTGCCACGCCACCGGTTCATCTGAGAGAGGGGCGGGGGTGGCGAGAGCGCTCTGGTACATCAAGATCGCCTGATACAGCATCCGGTCTTGTTCTTCGGTATTCGTTCCGAAGCGCGCACGCGCGACACTGAACGCGTTTTCGTCCAATGCTGCTTTGTCGTGAAGGTCAAACGCAAATCGCTTATGCAGGTCAGTCATCTCAGTCTTCCAAAGTTAATCGCTAAAGGGCGGGGAGGTTAGGCGAACAGGTCCGCGATGGCCTTGCGTGCTCGCCGCATCTCGCGCGCCGTCTCTGCGTGATGCTCGGCGTCGTACGCGAGATGGCAACGCTGGCAAAGCGCCTTCAGGTTCGATGGGTCACAGTTCTCAGGCACGTGATCGAGGTGCGCAATCGTCAGCACGATGCGCGTCCATCGATTGCCGAGATACTCGGACGCTTTCCGACGTCCAAGCAGACGGCCCGTTTCCGCGTCGTACACCTCGCCGTCGCCTTCGTACCGCTGAAACGTGCCGGCGCAGCTATCGATGCCGCGCACGATCATGTCGCCGTTCGCAACGCGGCATTGCTCGCAGCGGTTGCCAGCGCGCTCGAGAATCGATGCGCGAATCTGCTTCCAGTTGGCCGGATAACGGGCGCGGTTCTCAGGCTTGATTGGCATCACCGCCTCCTGATACCTGCGCGTTGAATTCCGCGATGAGCTTGTCGATCGGGTTGTCGAACAGCGCGCCTCGCGTCACCTTAAGCTCTCGGATGTAATGCCCAGGGCCGTTAAGCGCAACGAGCACCTCACGCAGAGCATTGGCGTCGACGGTCACGGTCTGCTTTTGTTCGCTCATTTCTCACCTCGTGCAATAACAGCATTCCCGACAATGACGCTGACTCTCTGCCCGGTTATGTGCGAGAGCACTTCCACGAAGGCCACGCAAGCGGCGTGGATCAGGGCGTCAGTGGCTTTCTTCGCGCGGCCGAGGCGGTCGAGTGCTTCGAGCAGCGCGAGGTAGGGGCGAAGGTGGCGGATCATGCTTCGCGTGCGCGGAGCATGGCGTCTGCGATCGCATATGCCGACCGAGCGGCGCCGTCGAGATACTCGGTGCCGCTTAGATCGCCTTGCGATTGATTCCAGATTTCACACGGGAAGTGCGATAGCGCGTGATCCATCGCGCGCGCCGCGAAGTAGTCGCGCAGCGTCATGCCGAGCGTCTCGAAGTCGTTATTGCCGAACTGGAACGGCTGAAGTTCGCCATCGTTCCTGTTGATCGACGCCTTTCCCGGAAACGCCGGACCACCGCCGTTCTTCTCGCTCATGCTGTCCTCTTTAATCGTTATCCGGCGCAGGGCCGGGGGTGTCGGTAGGCATTTGGTTCGTGCTAAAGCAATGCCGCATTGGTGACTATAGTACTAATACGGCATCGTTTCCGCAAGCGATAAATCGCTATTTGCGCGTCACCATACAGAGCGATCGGAAGCGGTCTTGCTCTGCGCTGTAGCCGGTGAGATTTCTGCGCATCCACACTGGCGGCTCGAGAACCGTTGTTGCCTTGTCGACGGCGTTCCGTAACTCGTCGCCTTCGAGAAGTTGAAACGTCACCGCGCCGCGCTGGTTGTTGCGCCACACCTGGCCACGGCTGACCATAAGATGCAGCGTTTCGCGCACACACGAACGAGGGCGGCCGGGCAGCATGTCGAGCACGGCGTCTTGGCTATATGCAACGCCCGGCTTCATCACTTCGGCGAGCTCGTGCGGCGATACGGTTTCCGGCTGGCGGTTGGCGCTGATTGTTGTTCTCATGCTGCGTTCGGTTCAAGGTTCATTTTGCGGGCTCGGCGGGGTTCCCATCGGGCGAGTGCGTTGTCGAACTTCTCGACCTTGTCTTCGTATGGCGCCGGGCCAGCGTCCAGCCAGCAATGGCACGCGTAGCAGCCGGGAACGCTAAATCGATGCTCCGCTTTCATTGCGCCGGCCTTTCCATGCTTGCTGAAGTTGGAATGACATGGTACGACTGTGGGATCGGCCCAATCGGTCCACGGACACTTGACGTTGAGGTAGCACGGCTCGTTTCTGCACGCAGCCAGATACTTCGATCCCTGCTCGACGGTCGGCTTCTTGACGCGCGACTTCATCGCCGTGCGTTTGAGCGTCGTCTGCCGATCTGCCAGAGCAAACGGCTTCGGCTCGGGGCGCTTGAAGCCAGTGCGGCGAAGTGGGGTAGAGCGCTTCATCCGTGGCTCCCAAGTACGCGCAGGCAATACCAGAACGAATGCGGCGTCGCTCGGCATTCCTGCCACATCGACACTTCGTACCAAACGGAAGCGACGATGAGCAGAGCAAACAGCGCGACGAATAACAGTGACGCCTTCATGCTGTTTCCTCCGTGCGCATCTCTTTCCAGCGCTCCAGAGTGTCGATCGACTCCTGAACGTCCTTGCCGATGTCCTTGTGACCGCGCCCGCCAGCAACGAGCAGCTTCTTGATTGCGTGTTGCAAGCAAGGGTCAGATACGCCGAACATCGACAGCACACGGTAGACATCGACAGCAGGGTAGGGGCACGGCTTGAAGTAGTGACCGTGTTTCTGCTCGCTCATCGCGCGGCCTCCAGCAATTGAAAAAACGGGTTCATTTGGCCGTTTTTCGCCGCTCGGCGCGCCTTGAAGATCATGCGGTTCTTCTGCATGTGCCTTGCCGTGCGCTCAGCAGGCGTGTACGGCCTCGGCTTCTTCGCGTCTTCTCCCGGTCCAATGCGATAGATTGCTGTCATCGTGCCGCCGCGATTGCCTGCAGCTCGCCTCCAGTCGAGGATGTGCGCTTGACCATCTGCGTGCGCTCGGGTGATCTGTCGCCACGCGGACTTTCGGTGCGTGTTGAGCGCTTCGCTCATCTCCGTTATCGTGTAGTCGCGCTCGCTCAGTAAGGCGAGAACTTGTTCTCTTGTAATCATGCGGCGAGATCCTCGTATCCTGGCGGAGCGCTCAGTGGAATGTTGTTTTCGACGAACCACGCTTGGACGTACTCAAGCAGGCTGTTCATGCGGCCGACGCCCATCTGAGCGCTCGACTCACGAACGTTGCAGAATTCACCCTCTAGGCCGGGGATAACGTCGGCACCGATGCCTGTTGCGATCGCATGGCCGCTCACAAAAAGCACCTTCCATTGGGCGACTGAGAACTGGCGGCCCATGTACGTTGCCTGCTTCGACGCCACGCCGAACAGATGGTGGAGCAGGGCGTTTTGATTCAGGCTGCGTGTTCGCTCTTGCAGAACCATCATGTGACCGTCTGGTCGGCGCTTTAGGCATTCGATCGCATACGCGCGGCTGGTAGGAGTGAGGAAGATCGTTTCCTTCATGCTGCCGCCACCATCACGACACACTCGCCGCCCTTGACAATCGGCCCGCGCGTCACAAGCAGTTCGTCGATCTGCTCGTCATCGTCGAATACGCCGGCGTGCTCGAGCGCGTCGCAGAGTCCCTTGAGCCTGTTATCAACATCACCTTTGCGGCGGTCGCGCATGCAAATGCGGACGGCCATGAACAATCGAGAACTGCCGAACTTGATGGCTTCGCGCTCGGCAACGATCTCGGCGACCTTCTGGCGAAAATCCTTCGCTTCTTGCGTCAGGTAGACGCCGCGCGGAGATTGCCGCCAGTAGCGATTGACGGAGGGCGGAAGGGGGAGCGTCAGGAACTGGCTGACGCCGTAGAGTTCGCTCATGCTGCTTGCTCTCCCGCGAACAGATCCGCCTGGTTATCCGCGACGGCCGCTTTGCAGTTCTCGACGGCAAGACGGTAGTACGACGATTTGAGCTCAGACCCAATGCCGCGGCGCCCCATCTTCAACGCCGTATAGACTTCGCTGCCGATTCCGAGGAACGGCGTGTAGACCAGATCGTTCGGGTTCGTCCACAGTTCGATGGCGCGCTCGATCACTTCGAGCTGGAGCGGCGAAATATGGCGCTCGTCGTCGTTCTCGCGCGCGCTCATATATTGCAGCGTCTTCGACTGGTTGATGTCCATCCAGACGGGAGACGCGAAGCGCTGCCAAAGATCGACCGGGAAATCCTCCGTCGTGTGCGTGACCGGCTCGAGATTTTCGCCCGGCTTACGCATGATGACGAGATAATCGGCGATGCCTTGCCGGCTCATTGCGCTGTCTTTGCGCAGTTGCTTGTAGAGCAGACCGAGTGCCTTCGTGCGCTGCATCGCAACGACCGGATCTTTCCAAATGCACACTTCCGAGTGGTAGATGAAACCGGCTTCTTGGTGCGCGCGGATGATCTCGCCGCGGAAGTCCTTCAGACCGATGTAGCCATCGCGCGCCTTCGACGTCGGAAGTTGCATGCAATGGATCGCAACCAGTCGGCCCGGCTTCATGATGCGGAAATGCTCGGCGATCAGGAATCGATAGTGCGTCCAGAAATCAGCGCTCGATGCATTGTTGCCCATGTCGCGCTCGGAATTGCTGAACACGAATAACGACTCGAACGGCGGGCTGTACACCGAGAAATCGACGGAATTCTCGGGAAGCGATCGCGCGAGGTCCACGCAGTCGGCGTTGTAGACTGAAAATCGATCTTGGATTTCTTGGTTAATGACGTTCATTGCAGTGTCTCGACGTTGTTGATCACCCAGGCCGGGATGACGATGGGCATGGTCGGCCGATATGCTTCGGTTCCGCTCGATGCGCCTTGAATCTGTTTCTTGGTGATGCCCATCATGTGCGCGACCATTTCCAGCGCCATGACGTTCGCTTGTTCCTGCTTGCGCTTGATGTTGTCCTTGACCGCGCCTTCCGTGTCCGCGGTGATGATGTGGACGTTGACTTCGCGCTTTTGGCCGAATCGATAGCAGCGACGCACGGCTTGATAGAACTCTTCGAAGCTGTCGTTCATGCCGGCAAAGATCATCTGATTGCAGTGCTGCCAGTTCATGCCTGCGCCGCAGATCGACGGCTTGCTGACCAAAACACGCTTCTCGCCACGCGTGAATGCCATGATGTTTCCCGTCTTCTGCTCGGCCGTCATGGAGCCGGTCACTTCGACCGCGCCGTCGATCATCTTTGCGAGGCGCTCGGATTCTTCGTTCAGGTGGCACCAGACGATCACGGGGCCGTCGTGCTCATTTGCGATGTTCGCGGCCACTTCGAGGCGCGAATTGATGCTTGCCTTTTTGGCTTGGCGACGCTCGGACAGCGATTGCGCAACAGTCGCGAACAGCTGCCCTTCGAGCAGTTCGCCGCCAGATACCACATGCTCATGCATCTTGAGCGCGGGGAGCACATACCGCGAGCCGTAAAATCCGAGATCGGCAGGGCTGCGAATGCAGATGGCCCACGTCGCCATCCATTCCCAAAACTTGACCTTGCCGTGACCCTTCAGCCGCCACTTGCCGGTGTCGCCGCCGTCGTGCGTGAAGAACGTAGAGAGCATTTCGACGGCCGTCATGACGCCGAGGAATTCAGCCTGATTGCCGAGCTCCATCCAATCATTCGGGCTGGGCGTCGCCGTGCAGGACAGCTTGTAGGGCGTTCGGCGGAATGAATCCGTGATGAACTGACGCGTCTTGCCGTTCGCCGACTTGATGACGCTCGATTCGTCGAGAACGACGCCGACGAACGATTCAAGGTCGAAATGCTCAAGCATTTCGTAGTTCGTGATCGTGATGCCATCGACAACATCAGCATCGCTGCGGCAATATTTCACTTCAATGCCGATCTTCGCGGCTTCTTCGATGGTTTGCTGCGCCACGCAGAGCGGCGCGGCGATGATTACGTTTCCGCCAGTGTGCTTGTGGACTTCGTTCGCCCAAGTGACTTGCTGTACAGTCTTGCCGAGGCCCGTATCCTCGAACAGTGCAGCGCGCCCACGCTTCAGCGCCCACTTCACGCAAGCGGCTTGAAAATCGAACAGCGGGCCAACCGGAACATCGCAATCGAACCCGGTCGGAATGTCTGAAAACTGCTTGCTGGCAATGAACGCCTCGTATGCGCCCGTGTGTTGTGCCGCGTGTAAGGCGCTTTGTGTTGTTTGAATCACGCTCGTTTCCCCGATTTGATATAGGCCCAAACTTCCTTCTTTGCTCGCTCGGCCGCTACGTCTCCGGCCTTTTCTCTAACGCGCTCGACAATTTCTTTGGCTTCCGAGTAGTCCCCGTTTCGGCCTGCTCGCACTGCCGATAGAAATCGGCGCAATGCTTCCTCTCGACTCACGTCAGCACCATGGGATGCTTGACCAGTCCACGGTGCGGCGAATCACGTAGTGCCGGCGCAAGGGCTCAGCCCAAGGGTTCGCGCACGCGATTTCAAGGTAACCACCAGAGAGAATCGTTAAGGTCGTGGACATGGTTGCTCTCGGTTAAACGCGGATCTCGAGTCGATCCTTGATGACGAGGCGGGCGCCGACGATTTCCTGACCGGATTCGAGCGCCTTCTTCAGTTCCGTCTTGTTCGGCTCGGTCTTGACGCGCATGAACTGTTGCGGGATCAACTCGGCGTCGAGCACTTCGACGGACTTGTCGCGGCCCTCGCGCAGGGCGATGGTCACGAGCGGGTTTTCGATGCGAAGGCGCTGAACGGCCTTCATGTTCAGTTGCAGGTAGTCTTGCAGTCGCTCGGCGCGCGCTTCGATCTTGCGGGCACGCTCAACGAGCTCGGCGGCCGCATCGCGGATCATCTTCGCGTTGGCATCGAGTTCGCGCGAAATCAGGGCGCATCCGACAGCCTTCTTGTCGAAATCTTCGGCGCAGCCTTCGAGCGTGTCTTCGATCGTGGTGTCGTCGAAACCTGCGTCCATCAGGTCATTGCGGATCGCGAGCAGTTCGCCAGTCAGTTGGTAAAGCGGTGCGTTCACGGCTATTTCCTTTTGGTTGTATGCTGCTGTTTGAGGATCGTTTCAACCATCATACCGCGAAACGATCCTAATAGGGCATCGTTTAAGCACAAATTTTTTGCAGGATCGAACGTGTGCGGCGAAGATCCTGAGCGTCACGCATCTCGACGATCAAGCGCAGCATGTCCCGGCGCATCGTCGCTTCGAGGATGGCGATTTCCGCGTCTCTCAACTGCTGGCGAACGTCGCTTGTCGGGTGGTCGATCATGGGAAGGTGCGAGAATGCTTGCGCTCGCGCTGCTGCGCTGTCGATGTCGGCGAATAAGGCGGTCTTGTTCATGATTGTTCTCCGGTTTCCTTGCTCATGTGCGCGAGGGCGGCTTCTGCATGCTCAAGTTGCCGCTTTAGGTGTTGAATTTGTGACTGCTTGCGGGCGATGAACGATTCTCGGGCCAGTTCTTCCGTTGGGTATGCCCAACGCTTGCGGGCGTTATCAAGAACGAATTTCTCCGTTCCATATATGTCGATCCAGCATCCCTTTGGGGTCTTTCGCTTGATCTCGTAGTGATTCAGCGCCACGTTGACGATGAATTCATATCCTTCGCCGTAGGCGTTTGAATCGTACCGACACAGGCTGCCGAGTTTCCACCACGGCATCTTTTCTCGGCCGCAGATCCGTATCGTCGCCTCGCCAGGATCGGCCAACAGGTCAAAAATTTCCATCATTACCCCTCAGAACCCCGCGCCACTCAAACCCGCCAGCATGCTCCGCTGCGTCGCTTCGTGTGTCGCAGTACTCCGCTGCATCCTCTGGCGTCTGAGCCGATCGGCCCCAGTATTCGCCACTCCAGCAGCTAAACCATCGCGTTAGCCTGCCAGTCGCCTTTGTGCGGACTTCGTACACGCCGTGATGGACTGGCTTAATCGTTCTCGGAAACCACCCACTAAGCTGCTCCTCCATGCTTGATCTCCTGTGCGCCGCCAGCGCAGGCCGGCGACGCGGTGCGGTTTAGGTCAGAACGGCACGTCGCTCATGTCATCGTTGAGGTCAGCGTTCGCCGGTGCGGTCTTATTGCGCTGAGCGGGGCGCTTGGGGTGCTGGCTCTCGCCGCTTGCGCCACCGTCCTGGCGGCCGCCGAGCATTTGCATCTGGTCGGCAACGATCTCGGTCGAGTACTTCTCTGCGCCGTCCTTGTCCGTCCATTTGCGCGTGCGGATCTTTCCTTCGATGTAGCAGGACGAGCCTTTCTTCAGGTATTGCGTGACGATCTCGGCCAACTTCCCGAAGAAAGCGACGCGATGCCATTCAGTCGATTCTTTCCATTCGCCGGTGGACTTGTCCTTGTACTTGTCCGTCGTCGCGAGGCGAATGTTCGCCACGGCGTCACCACTGGGCAGATACCTTGTTTCGACGTCCGCGCCCAAATTTCCGATGAGTACGACTTTGTTGACTGATGCCATGATGTTTCCTTATGCGTGAGCGGGTTCGGAGAGAGCGGCCTTGCGCTCGTCATACTTCTTCTGCAGCTTCGTTTTCTGCTCGTCAGTAGCGCGCTTCCATGCGGCGCCAAAGATGCCTTTGAGCGATTCGAGGTCTTCGCACTCGTTGAGTGCGATGAGGCAATCAGCCACTTCGCTGTCGGGCATTGCGGGCACGGTGTTTCGTGCGGGGGCTGCGACGTCGTGCGTGTGCGCATCGGCGTCGTTGTCACCTTCGGTCGGGATGCAGAAGGCTTGAAACGCGGCGTATTTGAAGGCTGCGCTCATCGCCTTATTCGAGCTCTTGTCAGCCGAGTCCATCGCCTCGCCGACAGTCGCTATCGTGTGCTTGCTGCCGTCCTCGGCGCTCACGAAGTCGAACTCGACATGCACGGTCGTGTAGAAGATCGCGCCACCCTTGGACGTCTGGCGCTCGACCTGCTCACGCTTGATGACGCGCGGGAGGATGCAGAGCTTTCGAGCAGCAAGCATCGGCGAGAGAGCCGAATAAACGTCATCGATGCCGCGGAAGTTGTAGCCTTGCTGCTGGTTCTTGCGATCCTTCGAGATGCCTTCGCGGGCCATATCAGAAATCACATTGCAGATCGCCGAATACACGCGCGGGAAGTTGGTCGATTCGCTCATTTGGGTTCTCCAGTTCGTATTGCTGCTGTTCGTCGTGTTCGATTTGTTGCTGGCCGTTGTCGTCGCTCATCACGTCACCACGCTTGCAACGATCACAACCAGCGCCGCCAGAGCCGCAAACAGCAAAGCTGTCCGGCCCGGAAACTCCAACAGCGCGAGGTCGATCCGGTCCGAAAGCGACGGACGGATATGCTTCACGTCCATGTTCTTCGGGAATTGCGGAAACGATACTTTTACAGTGTCGCTTGCGGGCAAAATTTTTCCCGCAACGTCTGACGGCTGCAGGGAAAAGCCGGATGCGAGGCGTAATAAGCCGTTATGTACGTGGTGCTGGAGCTTCATAGTTGGTCCTTTCCTTGGTTGTTGTTGTGGTTGCTGCGTTGATGTAACGATACTAAAAGAGCGACGTTAAAGCAAGCGAAAAAAGATACTGTTCTGCGCGTGAGTTCACATTGCTTCGCGGCCCAGCCTTCCGATGAACCGTTTCGTGGCTGCTAGGCTCCGCCGAGCTGCTTTTCGCGCCTGGATCGCTTCGTGCGCTGCCATGCAGTGCGGGCACTCAGACAGGAATTCACGCAGATCCTCTTCCGCCATGTACTCGAGATACTGCTCGTAGGTATCGCAGGCCGGCTCTGGCGTGTATGCCGCCTTCAGGTGTGTCGTGTCTTGGTTGTGCTTCCGCCATGTCGCGTCGTCGAGGATCGCGTCGAACGGCGGCGGCTGCAGATAGCCGTTCACGCCGTTGCATTTGCTCAGGCTCTCGCCGATGACGTTCTTCAGGCGGCGGATCTCGCCAGTCAGCCGCGCGTAGTCGCGGACGGCCTTCAGCGCTTTCTGTTCGATGCTCATGCTCCCTCCTGTTTCGCGTAGACGATGCGCACCTTGTATTCCGGCTTCTCGCGCATCAGATAGAACGTCGATTCGCCGACATCGCGCCATACCATGTTGTGGACGTCGCGCACCTGGTAGATTGGCTCGACGCGGAGCGATACGGCCGCGTTCATGTAGTCTGCGAACATGCGCAGCTTCCACGCGTCCGACTCCCAGTAATCCTCGCCGGTAGCCTTGAGCATCAGCGCGACAACGTGCTCGTCGTCGATCAGTTCCATCTGGCTCATGTCACCTCCCGAGCGCGTGAAAGATCGCGCTGACAGTCGTTTTGATGAATTCGTTCGCGGCTAACGCATACATGCATGCGGCGAATACGTCACGCTTGGTCATTTCGCCTCCAGTGCCATCGCCGCATCGATTGCTTCTCGAGCGGAATCGTAGAACTCTCCTTCGCCGGAAATGACGCCTTGGTCACCATGAAGCTGGCACGTCTCGCCATACCACTGCACAACCGCTGAGCGGCGAACCATGAAGTCGAGGCGAGCGGTATCGGTGCCGGTTTCGTGCGTCGCGTGGCACGTTCCGCAGATTCCGGGGTTGTGCGCCATGATTGAATCGCCGCAGTGCTCGCACATGGGCAGTGCCTGACATTGTTCGCGTTCGGTCATTTCGGCTCCTTCATGGCTGCGAGCGCGAGTTCCGCATGCTTACGCTGGCGCGTGGCGTGGATGATCTGCCATTCCTTTCGCTCAATGAACGAGTCGCGGGCTAGCTCCTCAGTCGGATAGGCGTAGCGCTTGCGGGCGTTATCGAGCACGAACTTCTGTTGCCCCCATACGTCGATCCATGCGCCTTTTGGCGTCTTTCGAACGATGCGATACCAAGTCAGGCCGATTCGCACGTTGTCGCGTGTGCCGTATTCTTCGCGATACATGGTCGAGTCGTATCTGCAGAGTCCGCCAAGCGGCCAGCTCGGCATAAGCCGTTCGCCGGCAATCTCGATTGTTGGCTGGTCGTCGAGAAGGTTGTTCAAGTCGAGGCTCATGCTGCCTCCTTCTCGCCGATCAGCTTGTCGCGCCATCCCACCAGCACCTTTTCAACCTCCTGCATCGTGCGGAAATCCGGATCGCCATTGCCGCAGCAGACGTAGCCATGATCGTCCGCAGGATGGCCGCAGCACGCCATGCCGACTGGCTCAGAGATCGTCAGCAGCGCGTCTTCGATCGTCTTCAGTTCAGCATTGCGTATGATGGCGCGGGCAAAGCGCATAACGGTCACGTATCGCGCTTCGGGATTCAGCATCAGGTCTGATCCGTCGTCCTTGCTGACGAACAAGCCAGCCTCCAGCGCGGCCCGATGAATCGCATCGTCGACTTCCTTGGTCATAGCTTCCTCAGATCCTTTTTCGTTTGGTCGTATAAGAACCCGATCGCAAGACCGAGCACGAATGTGCCGAGCAGGTATGCGATCAGGATGGAGAGCGTGTCGGGCGTCATGGCGCTGGTGTGATGCCGCAATAGATGCAAAGATACTATTACGGCATCGTTTTAGCAAGCGGAAAGTACGCTATTTGTTGACGCCTCTCGCGCGACCCACGCGCGCCTTTCAAACGCCGGCCGCAGCTTCTCATACGTGCTGTCGCGTAAGTCTCCGATAGCGTGCATGATCTTCGCCGCAACACGCGAGGCCGTCATCGGGCTAACGCCGCATTCGAGCGCGATGCGTGCCTGGCTCAACTCTTGGCGCTTGCTGTCGATGAACTCGCGCATGAGTAGCAGGGAGACGAGATGACGATTGGAGTGCATGCCTGCGCACATGTGCATGAGCCGTTCGATGCCAGCAGCTCGCTCGCCACATTCCCCGCCGAACGTTGCGTCAAGCATGGCGCGCTGATCGAGCGACAGGTGACTGGCGATCACTTCGAGGATGAATGACGCCTGCGCTTTCTTCTCGTGCGTAGAGAGGATTAGGCGGCCGCCTTCCTTGCCGGTGTACTCTTTGATCTCGCCGATCTTGACGCCTAGGAGGGCTCTCCACGAGTAGGCGAAGAGTAGCGCCGCCTCCACGCTTCGGAACATTGGTAATCCTTGCATCGCTTCGTCATCACATGCAGCTTTGCGCAGAGTAATACCGTGCTGCCGAAACTGATCTTCCCGATTTCCCACACACAGCCGCGACATGTCCTGGCCTCTTTTTCGATTAGTATCGTTAGCGGATCACGCGAATAATCGCCGCGTCTCAGGTCAGGCACTCGCCCACCTTCAGGTTTAGAAATTCGCCGTGCATCTTGGTTGCTGCTGCAACATATGCCGCATGAGCTAACTCTGGCGAGCAGTAGTCACCCAAGAACTTGGGCTGTCCGTTGTTCCTTATAGACGCCCTCCATTTTCCTGTTCTCTTGACGAAGCAGACGCCTTTAAACCCAGAGGTGTTTCGCCGCTTCGCCCCGACGTTTTGCAGGTTCTGCTGTCGCGTCGCGATTCTCAGGTTGCCGCGTTGGTTGTTCGCTTTGTTGCCGTCGCGGTGGTCTCCCTGTCTCGCGTCGCCGTACTGGAGCCCAAGAATTACCCTGTGCATCATCAGTAGCGTCCGCTTTCCAGAATGCACCGGATGCGGCGCCGCTCTGCATGCGTATCCGTCTTTGTCGGCGTACCACTTGTGACTGTTGAGTTCTTCGAAATCCTCGTCGTCAACTAAGGCAACTAAGCCGCGCGTCAGTGGGATCTCTCTCACGCATCCTCCTTTCGCTCGATCTTCGGCGGCACCCATGCGCGCGCCATTGCATTGACGAATAGCCAGAAGGCGAGGGCGGGGCTCATGCTGCGCGCTCCGTCAGGCCGCGCCATTCGCATTTATAGTGATGCGAGTAGATCAATGCGTTCCTCGCGCCGGTAGTGAAACACTCGCCATTCCACCATGCCATGTACGGCCAGTCATACCCATGTCGGCGCTCGTACCATCCAACGTGAACAGGTTCCACGTTGTGCGGGAACCACTCGGTTCTCGTCATGCCGCACTCCGCAGCGCAGGTTGATCGAGCAGCCGCGCACGGCAGGCTGCTTGCATTGCTGCGAGCGCTTCGGCCGCACCGAACGTTGCTACCGGCTCAGCGCCAGCAATGCGCCATGTGGCCTTGAGGCGCGAGCGGCCGCCACCGTTGCGCGTCACTTGATCGTCGTTCCAGAGTCGGCCTAGCAGCACGCAGACGACGTTCACATGCGATCCGATGTGCTCGGCGATCTCTGCGGGCTTGGCGCCGGCAGGATTTGCGGTGAGGTAGGAGAGGATGGCGGAGGCACTCATGCTTGCTCCTTTGCGCGCTGCTCGCGCCATTCCTTCGCGCGTGCTACGCCGACCCGATACATGCACATCATGTTGTGGAATAGGGGGACATCGAGCACACTGCCGTAAATCTCTCCCTTGCCGCTCATGACGCCCTGCTTGACCTTGCATCGCTTGCGCGCGAACTCGTCGTAGGCGTACTCGCTGCCCCACCGCTCCTGCGCTGCCTTGCTCAATTCGTCCCACTGGACGTAGAGCGCGCGGCTCACTTCCTCTGTATCGGGCATGTCGCAAACGCGAAGCCATGCAGGATTCTTTCGGCAGAACTCGGCGGCATGAGAGGATGCTTGCTCGACGCTGAAATACTCGCCAGTGTTCTCGCGAGCGCTCATTCCGCCCCCTTCGCCGCCTGCTCCGGCGTCAGGTGATTGGCGGCGAAGTCGGTGGGAGATTCGGCCGATGCGCTGGCGATTCCCGCAGCAGCGTGACGGGCGTCGCGATGCCCTTGCGCGTAGGCGATGCGCTCGTTGATGCCGAATTCCTTCGGCGCCACGCATCGCAGGTTCATGATTTGGCGATGGAGGTCGCTCATGCCGGCTCCTTGTCGCC